CAATTTTTATTTTGTGACATTAATATAATAACTATTTTTTAATAATCCAAGTTAAAGTAAGCTCTCTTTCGAGAGCTCTTTACTTTATATATTGAAATAATTTATTTTTATTATCCTACCATCCATTCACCATTCATGTGACTTATAGATACATCTTGATCTTGGTAATTATCATCATATATTCTTATACCTCCGCCATCTTCTCCAAATTCCATACCTGCAGCTTTAGCAGCATATTTAAAATTTTTCACACTTAAATTTAATATCTGTAATACTTCGTCTAATTTATCATATCCATACGGTCTACTGATTAATTGTTTAAGCATTTTTACAGCATTTTTACCTTGTGGTGAATTAAGAAATGTTTTAGCCTTTTCCATATCTTGGATTTCGGCAGCTGCCATTTCTCTATCTACATCAGCAAATGTTCTTTCTTCTTTTATAATAGATGAAGAAGAAGTTTTATTTTCATCTAATATTCTTAACATTTTTCTAGCTTGGCCTTCAGTTATAATACCAGCTAATTGGTTCATTCTGATTATGTCTTTCATTTTAAAAAATTTTATTATAAATATATAAAAAAAATTAAAGTTCAATTATCTTAAACACTTTTGTATTCAATTGTTTGATCTCACCATTTTGAGTAAGTAAGATACAATTTTTATAGTGTTGCCAATCTACTCTGAATGATACATCAACTACTCCACCATTTAATTTTTTAATTAAATCGTTTAAAGCGTTGATTGTATATAAAGTGTTGGTTTCTTTTTTTCTATGTACCAAAATGGTATTAACGGGAATATTTTCCACGTTGCCTTGATCTACATTATAAGTAATTACGTATTCGTTTGTACTCTTTACAAACAGTACAAACATTTTATTGTACATGATACTATATGCCTTCGAAATATCCTCAATGAGAAATTCTAATGCATCTTCTGTAACAAACGTACAAAATAACTTGTTGTTCAAATCCGTTGTGTTTAATTGGGTTGTCTCCCAATACATATTCCTGTTTTTATTGAAAATCGTAGCTTGTTCCATAACCTATTTTTATCTGTAACTGTTTATTTTTAAATATTTCTTTTATATCATCCATTAAGTTTTCACTCTCGTCGTAATCGAATAAAAAACTATCATAAGTATATAATACCAATTTAGTGTTTTTCCCTCTTAACAACTTGTGTATTGCCATCAATATACAAACATTTGTTGACGTCTCCACGTTCTGTAACATATAATTAAAAAGCTTTTGTGGATTCATGTTTTCCAGCGCACTCGCTTTAAACACATAACCAGACCCAGGAACTACAACTTCACCTAGCTCCGTATATTCAGCCCATTTTTGATTAATAAATTTTGTTACTTTTTGAAAAAATTCAAGGTGCGCATATTCTTTAAAAACGCCTCCATATAGTTGCTTAAACGTGAGCTCTTTGGCTTCTTTGTAGCTCGTGCCATATAAGTCCGCGAATGCTTGGTGGACATCCACATCACCAAAATCATAGGCAACCAAACGACTAGCGAGATGAGGATGGTATGCACTAATATCGAGCTCCACAAACCCATGACTCGATATAAGACTCCCCCTTGCGCCATTATCCTTGTTTAATGCGGCAAAATTAATGCCATTAAAAGAGTTACTTGGTCTACGTGTTGTTGTACCCAAATTGTAATTGGTGTAGACTCTACCATCCGCAATTGAGTAAAGCGGATTAGTGGGCTTAAAATGTTTATAAAACTGTTCTTCATCTATTTTGATTCCGTTTTTTTCGATTCCAAAGAATGCGATAGTGGTTTTGTTGTTGTAAAAGTCAAAGTACGAGGGTAAATCATTCGTGAAATGCGGTTTAACTTTATTATAAATATGTTCACACACTTCGTAATGCTTAGATACCGGAATTACTTTATTGATTTTATCGTAATCCGGATACTTGTTTTGGAAATATGTATGAGTTTGCGTTTGATCTTGTATATACGGAGGATTAAGTATGGATAGGTCGCGCAAGCCTTTAATTGGAAAATAATATAACGCGTTTTTCTTATCTCGCACCCACACCACAGGAATACTCGTCAATAAATCGTTTACTAGTGTCTTATTAACGCTTAAAGTCTCGCTATGGTCAATACATAACATATACCCCTTTGCGTCATTAGACGGCTTAAAATAAACTAACGATACGTCATTTAGAGCAGGGTGTATTTTATCGTGGTATGGAATTATCTCGATAAAAGCTTCCTGTGGGTTGCTCTGTCGAAGATATTCTATTTGCTCTTGTGTCTCTATTAACCAAAACATTTGTCGTAACCGTTTTATTATAGTATTTAATATAATTAAACTTTAGGTATTCTCCAAGCATAGGTAGTTTTTTTCTTTTGGATGTTAACTCTATTGTGTTAAAGTTAATTCTTGCTACATCTTCTATATTGCCTGTTAAGTACCATGTTAAATCAAACGGTTCATATAATTGCCATAATATTTGTGGATCTTTAGCTACTAACTTAGCAAATGTATCTTGGTCAATTTCAATATATTGTATTTCGTTTGTTTTTTTAGCAAATAATCTTCTAAATTCCCCATTCTGGTAATCTTGTGGTGTTGGTAATACTGGATTGTAATTGGGAGTTGCTGTAAATGTTTGGTATCTATTTTGGGTAATGTTGTTATAATCAACAGTAATAACACTATATGGAATATCCGTAGTATAGTTACTTGTTGTTACATTTTCTTGAGCACTATCAATTTGAGGATCAATTTGTAAAGTATTACCAAATGTATCAACTATTAATTCTACATTAGGTCTATCATCTTGGTTTCTACCAGTAAAATATTTACCTGTTGATATTTTAAAGTAATATCCACTATATGCTTCTTTAGTATCAGCATACACAAATTCACCACCATTGGTGTATAAATTAGGAGTTATTTGTGACTTAGGATAATACATTTTATGCTATTAAATCTTGAATATATTTGGTGTTATTAATAGAATAAACGGCAGATGTATATCCTGCTGTTACTGCATTTACTACTTTTTTGCCTCCGTTTTGTGTTGCTTGAACTTCTAATCCATCTGTTAAATATCCTTGGAATCCTTTTACTAATTGAAGACCAAATGAACTTTTACTTGGTGAAAGACCTTTAATTGTATCTTTACCTCCAGGATTAGGTAATTTTCCTATTACTAACACGGCAATTGCTGTATCTTCTTCATTTAAATATTCTGGATTGGTTACAATGTCCCATTTTTCATAACCATAATATTTTAATTTTTTGGCCATTGCTTCGTAGTTACCTTTAAATGTAATTTGAACTAAACCCTTACCAGCATATTTGTATCCTTCATTAGGTCCATTTCCGTATTTACCACCATATAAGAAATTAGCAAGTTTTTCTTGTGAACCACTACCTCCTTTTGATACAGGAATATATTGTAAAATTTGAGCATCTGTCATTCCTCTAAAATATGAAGGAAATACTCTTTTAGCACTATCTAAAGAATAATTAAAACTTTCTACAATTGCAGGATTAAAATTAGATTCTGCTTTTGCGGTTGCTAATATAGCTGTTAATCTTTCTTTATCAGTAATGCCTTTAGATTTAGCAAAGGCAATAATTTTTTCAATAATTCTTTGTTTATCAGCACCTGTTGGTGATGCTTGTGTTCCTCTACTTGCATTTTTAGATGCTTGTTCAGCAGGACCTTCAGCAATTGTAGAACCATAAGGATTTTTTGGAATAGCCATTGATTCTAAAGTAGTAGTCCATTTATTACTATCAATAGTATTATTAATACTTTTAATAATAAATTCTAATGAATTAGGATAATTTGAAGGTAAATAAGTAGTATCAATTGTATATTTTTGATAAACTTTCATTCCCGAAAGCCCATCCATTGTTATAGATAAATCAAAAGGTAAAAATCCACCATTAGGAGAGGCAGCATTTGGATTCTTTAAAGAACCATTAGCATCTTTTTCTGTTTGTGCTGCTAAAGTTTGTTTTACTTGATCATATTCGTAAAAAGTAACAGCAGCATTTGAAAATGCTGTGATTGCTTCTTGGTTCCATTTTGGATAGTTTGCACCATTAAATGAACCTAAATCTCTTAAAAATACATTAAATGCATTTATAGGTCCAGCATAATCTTTTAAAATAGAACCGGATGAAGGTATTGATTTAGTAGTTCCTGTATTTTTAAGAGATTTTTTAAATCTATCTCTTAAACCAGCATTCATTACTCCTAAAGCTGTTGAATCTTGTCCTAAAACATAATTATTAGCAGCTGCTCCTACAGTAACCAAAGTAGCTAAATTAGGAGGTACGGTTGTTGTAAAACTTAAATCTCTAACAAAACCACCTGTTGAAGAACCACTTTTATCAAAATAATATCCTTGAATATTAAAATTAGCTAATTCTGTTGATCCTGATAGATTTTTTATAAAGTTATCTTTATTAGGTAATATAACTTCATCTACAAATTTAATTTCATTATTTTCAGTATCTACTACAGGTGCTAATTTATTAAAATTACCAGTAGCAAAGTTCCATCCTTTACATAAACATTCTAATAAACTAAATAATGGAACTTTACCATCACTATTTTTTAAAGATTCCATTTGTGTAAGAATATATACTATATTAAAATAAGAATTCATTATATATCCATAACGATTTCCATCTACACTAGGAGCATAAAATGTATCAGCATCATTAGCAAATTGAATAAATCCACTTGGGGTATTGAATTTAACTTTAAATAAGCATATACCTGGATCTGTACTAATTTGTCTTCCTAACAAATATATAATATTTTCTCTTACTTTATTATTTATTTTTAATAAAGTTATTTGATTATTAATATCTTCATTACTACCCTCTATATCAGGAATTAGATTTTTTTCTATCCATTTTAAAAACCAACCTAATTTAACATAATATTGAGTAGCTCCTTTATCTTGATAAATTTGTTTAAAAAATGAAACACTATCTCCAGAATCTCTTCCACTATATTCTAAATTAGATTCTGTAATTACTGAAATTCCTTCTTTGCCACTAGCTAAGGGGGCTAATATTTGTTGTTTTTCATAAAACATTTTACCAATTTCATGAACATTAGCAAAATCTTTAATTACGGATTCTGGGGTTGGAGCTGGGGGTGTTGAGCCTGAAACAGGAGTTGTAGTTGAAGTATCTAAACTACCACCTGGTAGAAGAGCATTAGTTTTAAGTGATTCAATTACATCACCCATACTAATTATTTTTAAAGTAATTTCGTATGTTAAATCTTTAGTAAAATTCCAAGAAAAGTTAACTACTTTACCTATAAGAGCATCATAATTACCACAAGATTTTTCTCTTTTATCTTGAATTTTATTATAAATTGTATCATAACCTAATTTACCTAATAAAAATTCATCTGATAGACTATGTGGATTATCTTTTATGTAAACTCCATCATTGTCAAAATAAGAACTATTACCCCATTCTAATAACATTGAAAATCCTAAACGCATATATAACAAATCAATAACATCAAATTGTTGTCTATTATTTGCTTGAATTTTTACTTCTGCTGTTTTAATTGACCCACGAGTTTCAGTTTTAATAGTAGCTGATTTGATACCAGGCATAGGGCGTAAACCATAATCTGTTCCACCCATTCCATAAGCATAATAATTATAAGGTTGATTTACATTTTCACCATCAATAGTTGATTTACCATCCCATATACCACCTCTTGAATAATTATTACTAATAATTTCTCCATTACTACCAGTAACTGGTTTTTGAGTTGTGGTACCATTAAATAAAACATTTTCTTTAGCTAAATTAGAACCACCTACACCGAATCCACCTCTTATATTACTATCTATTAGATCAACAGATGATACTAATCTTACCCAACCTGTTCTAGCTTCTAAATAAGATAGTTGTTCATTAGTTCTATTTGCAGAACCATATACATTTTGACGTACATCAATTTGTTTTATTATTTCTTTTGGAAAACCTTCTCCTACTATATTTGACATAAATTAGGTATTTATTGCTGTGAAATTTCTTACTACATTTACATAATTTGCTGGGATTCGTATTTGAATTCCTTGAGGAATTACTAATGTATTTTGAGGTAAACTTGTTAATGTGCCTGCACCTGCATTGCCTGTATTAGCAATAGATATAACCCACCATAAAGAACTATCTTTATAATATTGTTGTGCTAACACATCAAATCTATCACCTTGAGTTGTATAAACGTAAATATCATTTTCGGATAATTGTACCTCAGGGTATCTTGATGTTTGATAAACAAGATTTCCATCAATTTTTATTTTTGGTATGTTTTGATATCTATTCATTATTATTGAGCAGCTACTGGAGCATTTGAAGTATTAGAAAATTCATAATTACTATCTGCATTATTGGGTCCATTGGATAAAGCTATAAATCTTTCAGGTCCATAAGTTTCTGCAAAACCTTCACCATCAGTTCCAAAGGAATTACCTTGAAGTCTTGGAATAAAGTTTTGAATTGGTGTAAAATTAAATCCTGTAACTCTAATAATTTGAGTTAATTCTTTTACAGTTCCATCTTCTGACCCTGGTGTTATTCCAATTCCTATTTCCCATGGACTATCTTCACTCATTTCATATGTTAATCCCGTTATAAAGCCAGGTTGTTCATATAAATAACCACCAATTGTTAATTGAACTAAATTACCTCTCATATAACCATTTGGACTGTAGTCTGGGGCTAATGTAGATGCAAGATAATTTAATTTTTTATACATTGGAATAAGTTCCTGTTTTGATTGAGCAGCAACGGTCCATGATAATGAAATTTGTCGAGTAAACCCACCATAAGTGTAGAAATTTTCACCTCTACCAAGATATTGAAAACTATTCCATTGAGCATTATATGAATCTGATATAGGTCCTAAAAATGCTCTAAAATGCATAAATGTTTTAAAATTAGGAGCATCATTATCAATAACAGCAATTCTAAATTTTACAAAATCATTTATTACATCATCTGTAGATACATTTTGACTTCTATATATAGGTAATGAATTTATTTTATCTAAACCAAGAGAATAAGAACCTATTTGAGGAATATCTCTATTACCATATGATACACCTTTAGAATAATCAGCATAGCTTTTATTTTGTCTTTGTCCTGGGTCTCCTATATTTACACGTTTTTCAAAATTTCCTGCATCTTGGTCTGAATAATTTAGTGAATAAGCTGTTGCTCCACTATCAGTAGCATTTTTGCCTTCTGTAGTACTAATACCTAGTTTTTCTCTTAATATTTTTCTAAAATCTTGAATTTTAGGAGAAGAAATACTACCTTGTGGTCCTGAACTTTGAGCTTCTGGTATTAAAGGAAGTAAGGGTGCTTGATAATAAGGTGCAAATAAATCTTTAGAATTAAAAACCCAGTTACCTGTAGATTTACCAACAGTAAAATTATTATTTTTAGTTGGATTTGTTAAAAAAGTTCGAGATAACTTAGAATATTTTATAGCTGTGTTTCCTACTCCTAATAAAGAACCAGGACCACCTGTATAGGTCATCACATTAGTACCATTATTAAGTATTACTCCTGTACCAAAAGGACGAGGAGTGCCTTCTAGGGGTGAAGTTGAAGTTACTTCATATAAATTAAATAATCTATTTTCAGATGGTGGTTTAAATTTATTTACTTTAAAATCATATAAAGCATCGTTATTAGCATCTACTCCTGTTTCAGCAAATGGATTAAGACCTTGTTTATTTAAATGATAACCACCAGCTATTACACCTGCTTGTGCTAATGTGTTTAATGGAGAATATATACCTTCGTTTAATGTACGACCACTAGTTTGAGTACGAACTGCTGTACGTGATAATAATTGTTGTTTAGCAATAAAAAGTAATCCGTTTGGAGACTTTGTATCAATAAACATTTTACCTAAACGTTTAATATCTGTGAGAGAATCTCTTACAGCATTTATTCCGCCTCGTAAAATAAAATCTTCATTAGCTCCTAAATCATTAAAGCTATCAGGTATTGGTGTTTGAATATAGGGTTGGCCACTATACCCTCCACCAAGGGTATCTTTCCCATATCTTAGGGACTTAAGATCAGTCTTTAAGTCAATTAACCCCATTATTTAGGTGGATTATCCAAATATTTACTTGGTGTTTTTCCGTCTAAATCAAGTTGTGAGGTAGCTAATGATTTTTGATAATTAGAAACACCATCATATTGTAAAGGTGTTTTGCCATCTAAGTCTAATTGTGAGGCAGCTAAATCTTTTTGATAGTTTGAAGCACCATCATATTTTACTGGTGTTTTACCATCTAAATCAGTTAGTACTGAACCTGCTTTTGTTAATTTATCTAATAGTCCCATTGTTGTGTTATTTTTTATTATAAATATTAAATTATTGAACTCTATATGTTCCTACATTCATTGCTGTACCTACTTTAGTAGCATCTAAATATACATTTCCTCCTGCTTTTACAGCAGCTACAAGTTCTCTAAGTAATGCTGTTACTTCTTCACTTCCACCACCCAAATTAGTACCACCCATTATAACATCACCTTTATTGGCTTTTATAATTTGTTTTGAACCTGGGCGAATAATAAAATCATCGGCTTCTTCAGCATCTGCAAAGAAATTTTTATATGCTCCATATCCTGCTCCTAAAGCACCACCAATTGCTGCTCCTGGAACTGCTCCTATTCCTCCAAAAAATGCACCAATTGTACCTCCTATTCCTGCTCCTGTTAAAGCTGAACTTCCTATATCTGTAGCTTTTCCAACATTTCTTGCTTTTGCTGCTGCTTCAAGTTGACCGGATTGTTCAAGTTCTTGGGCTTTTTCCATTTGGTTTTCAGTAGCATAATCTAATGCTGCACCACCAAGTAAAGAACCTACTCCACCAGCTAAACCCTTAGCTATTTTTAAACCAGTACCCCCCATTTTTAAAGCTCTCATATAAGCTTTAGGGTTTTTAAATAATGTTTTTGCTTGTTTAGCTAAAGAAGCTGGTTTTGCTCCTTTTCCTAATGAACCTGATGAACCTGATAAATCTGTATCACCTAAGCCACCTCCCCCACCGGCTACAATTACATGTAATGGTTTTAAGGCTGAACCATCCGGTTTCATTATGTTTTTTGCAAACATTGCTACTTTAAAAGCAACAAAACCAGCAAGTATTTTATCTAAATTAGGGATAACATATTTAGCTAATCCATCTGCAAGACCTGTTACAATTTTAGCAAATTTATCCATATTTTCAGGAGAGAAAAGAGATTTTGCTAATGGTGCAAAGGCATTTGCTATACTTTCTTTAGCTTGTTCATAAGTTTTATTAAGTTCTTGAGCAGCTTTTTGTTGTTTAAGAGTATCATCTATACCTTTAGTTTTAAAAGCAGCAATTGCTTCTTCTCTACTAACACCTTTTTCCATTTCATATGCAATTGCTTTTTCAATAGATGCTTGATCTTTTCCTAATTTGTTTTGCAATTCCATAGATTCTTGCATTTGAAGTAATTCTTCTCTACTAAGACCTAAAGTTTTTGCAAATTGATCTTGTGCAATTACATTACCTTTGATTTTATCTTTGTTTTCAGTTATTAAACGCTGCATTTCTTTAGTCTGTGTTGTAACATCCCCTGTTAATGCTGCATATCTTAATTGTTCAAGATTTAAATCTGTATTTAATAATAATTCTGATTGAATTTCATCAGCTATACTTTCTTCAAAATTTAAAGTATTTTCTGCTGCTTTTTGTATTTGGTCTAAAGAAGCTCCCATTTTAGCTGCTTCAATAGCTGCTTTTGTTAGTTCAGTAGTTGAACCTTTTAAATTTACTCTTATAGAAGCACTAGATGAGGTAATGTTTTTTAAAACTTTATTTTCATTTACTGCGGCTTTATTTCTAACATTATATAAACCTGTTTGAACAGCTACATCTTTTGTTATATTTTCAAATTCAGTCCCATTTAATTGAGATATTCTATATAATTTAGAAGCTTCTTCACCTGAAAGACCTAAGTATGAAGTTAAATCAACATATGTTTTTAAATTCTTTTCGGATACACTAGCAAAAGTCCCAGTTTCATTATTTAAATCCGTGAAAGCTTTTTGTATTTCTTTTGAATTATAATACAAACCACCACTACTTGAAGCTATATCTCTAAAACTTTGTACTAAATTATTAGCTTGTGAACCTATAGCTATAAAATTTCTTCCAGCATCAGCAACATCGTCTTTAAATGAAAAAGCTATTGTTTTTAAATAAGTAAAAGATTTGCTTATTAAATTTACATAAATTAAAGGATCATTAAATGCTTGAAGTAATCCTTTACCTAATGATTTTGTAGCAGCACCTAATACTTTAAATTTACCTACAATTCCTAAAGTATTTGTTTCTGATACACCTAATGCTTTTGCTTGTTCTACAGCTGATTGTCTAGCATCTTCAAATACATCATCTAAACCACTTAATCCTAATTTAGATGCTAATTTAGATGCTGCTGAAAGACCAGCACCTGATAGTCCTATACTTTTATTTATATTTTGAGAATAAGAAAGTTGTTTTTTTAATTCTTTTTCATATTCTTTATTTTGTTCAATAATTTTATCGTATTCTTTTTTTAATTTACTAGCATTTTTAACGCCATTAACTTCAGCAATTTCAATTGCTGTTTTTATTGCTGCTAATTTTGAATTTCTTTCTTGAATTTGACGAGTTATATCTCGTTGTTTTAATAATCCATTTGATGCTTTTTCGTTTGATGATGCTAAATCTTTACTAATTTTACTTAAATTGTTAAGACCAGATTGAGCATCCTTAACCATATTTTTAGCTACATCTTCTCCTCTACTCAATGCTTCTTCAAAATAATCACCTATTTTAGATGATATATTACGAAAAGCATCTTCAACTACTCTTGCAGTATCTTGTGCTTCTTTTTTAATTCTTTTTTCGTTATCTAAAGCCATTAGTTAGGTATATGTTATAAATATTAAAGGCATCATTTCTTTGATGCCTTTGTTTTATAAGAAGGAATTGATGGAGATGGAGCAATTCCCGTATTTTTAGCCATTTTAAGATTTCTTATAGAAGTTTGTACTGAATCTTCTTGTGATTTTTGATTCTGAGATTCAAAGTAGTTTCTAATTTTACTAAATGTATATTTTCTTAACCATAAAGGCATATCGTATATAGTATTCCAATCATATCCTCCATTACCATGAAATACTATTTCATGGATTTGATTAAAAACTTTTTCTCTATATTCAGATGCCTCACTAGGCGTCAGGGAAAAAAAAATTTAATCCAATTGGAATGTTTATTTTTTCAGTTTCTTCATTTGATATTTCTATTTCAAATGTTAAATCAACATCTGGTTGGATTTTACCAATATATTCTCTTAATGATCTAGAATCTTTAGCTAAAAGATAATTATCTACAAATTCACGAATTGTTTTTTTCTCATAATCACCATCAATAGATAAAATAACTTGTTTTAAACGAGTTGTTAATTCAGGAACACTATCTTTGTTAATTTTTTTAAGACCTTTTAATTCATCTTCAATTTTATTTTCATCACCTTCTGTTAAAAGTTTAAATGTAATAGGTGTATTAGAATGAGGTAAAGTAAATGCAAATTCATTTTTACCTTTAATAAAAATAGAATCATCTAAAACTTTATTATTTAATTTAGATAAATCAACTACTTTCACTTCGCCTAAGTAATTAAAATCATAATCTTTACCATAACCTAAAATACGAGATGCTACTAACAATGCATTTTTATCACCAATTAAAAGTGTATTATAATCAAATTTAGTAACAATTAATGATTGTAGTAATTTATCAATTACTACACCTTTTACGATATAATTTTGATTAGTTAAGATATCTTCTTCTCTTGCAGTCATGTATTTCATTTCAACTTGACCAGATGATAAAGGATGTCCTTCGGGATAAACTAAACCTTTTGAAGGTAAATCTACCATTTCGGTAGGAAATTTAAATTTTTGTTCTTCCATAATTTTTATTTTTTATAACTTTATTGTCATATATAAATATATGAGAAAAAAAGAAACTCGCAAAAAATGCGAGCTCTTTTAATAATAATTGTAATTTTATTAGAAATTCAACACACAATAATCTGGTTGAACTGTCATTGTGATGTTTACAGCTGTGTTTTCAGTATCCCAGTTGTAATCTCCAAAGTTTGATTCGGTAATTAACGCGCCTTTGATAATCCATTCTGAAACGATATCACCTACTGGTCCTAATACGTCAAATGTTAAGTCTTTTTTATAAAAATCACTATAACCATCACGACCTGTTACTGATTCGTGGTGTAAACGTACCCATTCCATTACTGCCTGCGCACCTGAAGGTGTGATAGGATCGAATAATGTAAATTGAATAGTACCCCAAGTAGTTCCC